GGAACATTTACAGTAACTTTATTTCCCGCAGTAATTGCAGATTTAACTTGTTCCTGAATAGTTTTACCACTTTCCTCTTTAACCGCTGTAAGAGTTTTAACTGGCTCATAATAAGTTAAGTAGTATTGTGTGTTCCAATCATCAGGTAATTTAGTTAATGGATAGAGTGACATCTGCTTAACGGTTTCAATTCCATCTACAAGTGTTAAAACATCACCATTGATTGATGAACCGGTTACACCTTCAAGTGCAGTTAAAGCATAGAATTTTGCTAATGTATACAGCTCTGACTCTGCATCAACATAATATGTTGTTGTGTCGCCATCAACCTCTGCATCAAGTGCATAGAATGCATCAAAGCCTTGCATCTCTCCACCGTGTTGCTCTGTATATTCATCAACAATTGCTTGACCAGTCTTCTCAACATAAGCACCTTCAACAAGAACATAATAAGTAGCACTTGTATTAAATGCTACACGCTCGTCAAAGTGTGTATATAAACTAGGTGCAATTGCACCGCTAATTGTTTTATAGATAACTTTTTCAACTTTATATGTTGCAGTTGAATCAAATGCAGGAACAAGGGCGTCACCATTTACTGTAACGTCTGTTGTTAATTCGTCAGGATTGATTCTTTCATAAACAACATTTAATCCTGCGGAAAGAAGTTCTTTTGCCATGATGTATGAAGGGTCATATTCACCGGCTTCAAACATTACATAATCATAAGGAACTGCGTCGGAAGCAAATCCCTGAGTTGCTGCAGTATTTAAACTTCTGTAATCTTGTCTACTTGAGAACTTTGCAGGAGCAGTACCACATCTTGATGTAAATGTTGAAACAGAAGTGAATAAAGTAGGAACACGAGGTTCAAGACCTACATAATCACCATTGTTGTTGTATAAACATGATTGAGTTGTATCAACAAAACCAGGGATATAAACAACGTCAAAGTCTTCATCTAACACGCCAGGAGTAGTATTATCAATTTCTGTAATTACAATCTTAGGCATCTAAATAACTCCTTTAAACTATTTTTATTGTCTTTGAATCCTCAACAATGTCTTCTCGTACTTCGGTTGCTAATTCAATAGCATAAACATCTCTGTACCTTACATCGAATAGGTATGCATCATCAATATCTATTCTCATTGACATTCTCACAAACTGCCCAGAAATTAAACGCTCTGGTATATCTGAATTATCGTCCACTTCTCCCGCTAATCTTATATTTGAATGATGAACGTAGTTCTCATTATTATAAGGAATAACAATATCAAGTTTTGGATAATTTATAATATTAAATACAAGGTTTCTAATATATTCATCAGCTTCCTGCTGATATCGAGTATATACATCTAATTGATAAGGAATACTAATGGGTATAGCATTTAATTGACTTGCTCGCTCATATGTTGCATCCAAAGTTGCACCATCAAAAGTTAACGGTCTCTTACCTGTGTTCAATATTGTGAATCCACCGGGTCTTTTCAATGAAATAAGAGGCAACTGTATGGGTTTATCGTTTGTGTTATCTGCGATAGTTTCAAACAAACGTCTTGAGTCACTAGGGCTTACAATTGTGACAGCGGTATCTTTCGTCCACGCTTGCAATTTCTTTAAAAATGCATCATCGTATAAACCAACGGACATTATATACCTCCTAACAACTGTTCAATATATTGGGTGTAATACCTTGTCACATTGGCTGCAACAAATTTGAATGTATTACTAAATATTGGGTACCCTCTAACCTTTAAATCGCCGTAATTTATAAGTTTACATAAAGTGCAAACCTTTAAATTATTTGTATTCTTTACAATAAGATTATCATCAATATAAAAAATATAATGCGACTTAACTTCTTTATACCTCAAATGCTTAATACCATAAATCAATACACTATCAACATTCAATGCATTTAACTCTTTTTGACTTAATTCAAAAGGATTATCATTGATAATATGCTGTTTTAATCTTTGTAATTTTCTTGGTTTTACATAAGATAACAATCTATAACGAATATGCTCTAAAAGCCATTCAACAAAATCATCAGTAAAATCAATATTCTTATCAATACTGAATGTCACCGTAACGGCTCTCCAATCTTGACCCACTTTTTGCCATCCCACTCATAAAAACCTTGACCTCTTGTCATCCATTCGTCCGAGTTGTTAGGACCATCACTGATATGAGAAGCTGCGTTAACAAAAACTCTCATACCTTTATTTGGATTCTTTATTTCGTCTAGTGAACCATAACGATGTTTTTTCATGATTTTTCTTTTTTCTACATCATCAATCTTTTCTTTGGACTTACTGTCTTCGGGGTCTTTGTCATTGCCACCGCCTAAACTCCAAGATTCGATTGTTCCAAAGATTGTACCTTCATCAAATGAAGTTGCTTCGGACCCTGCGGGTTTGATTGAACCGTCTTTAAGAAAAAATTCAGAAACATCAATAAATTCAGTATCTTTGAAATACTTTTTTATCTTATTTTTATCGAGAACAATATCAAAAGCCCTAAGGGTGTAGATAAAATCTTCTTTTGTTCTATTCCATAAGGAAGGATTTAATTGATACTCATACTGATAATTAGGGTCAACCTTGATTTCACCCTTCTCTACTAAATCAATCATTACAGATACAAGGTTATCATAATCCTTTGTAATATTGTTTGTTTCTGCTAAAGCATCAAAAAACGGAATGAAAGGATTTTTATCGGGGTCAATACCATAACGATAGAAACTCTTTCTTATTGATGGTCTAATGTTATTTAATTCTTCTTGATTGTAAGATTTAAGAATATTACTTACCATCTTACCACGCTGCTTATCATCAGCAGTTTTCCATTTTTCAATATCTTTATCAGTTATTTGAGGAAAATCTTCAAACATTAGAAATCTCATAGCCGATAATCCTCCTCATTTAATAAATTGAATGATGTGTCTTTGAAATTATTTAGAGATTCTTCATAAGTATTTTCATACTCAGGAACTATCTCACAAGTAATTGATGCAGGATAAACAATGCTATTTGTAAGTCTCACAACTCTAAATAATCTTCCTTTAGCATCATCAATACCGCTTGGTACAATAAACAATGCTCCTTGTTCTAATCCAGGCAGGTCATACCTAACATGAATTATTGAAGAATTTTGTTGTAACTCACTTACCCAACCAATCTTTTTAAGTGTTTGCTGTGTTGGGTGCTCATCAAATATGCAACCTTCTAATAAAGGTGCTTCAAAATTTGCATCAATTTCACTATATGTCGTATATTTCTTACCTGGCTTAACTGCTCGATATATAACATTTATACCAAGCAGCTTAACCATTTCTTTGAAATATAATCTATGTAATTTTATATCAGGTGTAAGAAGTATACCATATTTATTTTCTGTATTCATATGATACCTCCTAACAAATTGCTTAATTCAAGCAGCTCATTCCACGCTTTGTGTAGTCTTTTACTTCCCATTCGCTCATTGGAACAACTCCTGCTACTTTTGGATATTTTTGACCTTTTATCTGCATGTAGATTTCTTTTGCTTCATCCTCAGAGTTAGCTTTAACCATCACGGCGGAATAAACACCATTGCTATCATAAGTAACTTTAAAATGTTTATCCACAGACTCATTCATTGACTCAGTAAAAGTTTCCGGATAATTATCTTGTGTGTCTTTAATCCAATCTTCAACAGTATATTCACCCAATGCTTCTCGGCTGATTTCAATATACTCAGCTGCATCTTCAAGTGAGCACTCTGCAGGATTTAACACAATACCCTTTGCATCAAGAGCAGTTTTCAATTCATCAATAATAGATGTTAAATCTTCAGTTAAAGATTCTTTCTTTCTCTTTAACATATTATCAATTTCTGCTTGTGCTCTGTCTCTACTTTTTGCAGAATCAACTGTGTCATATTCATAACTTCTGTCGGCATCTCTTTTTGCTTTATCAAAGACTGCTTGAGCTGCTGCCATTCTTCTTTCTCTTTCAGCATCAGCATTATCAATCTTTGACTGAGCCCACTTGCGGTCTCTTAATGCATTCTTCATATTAGTGATTTTATCACGCATAGGAATTTCTTGAGAATATCTTTCTGCATCTTGTAAACCGTTAAGACGAGTTCTTCCACCGCCATGAGCATTTATGTCATCATTATCTGCGGTCCAAGGACCATCAAATATTTGAGTTCTTTTTCTTTGAGGTAATTTACGAGCTCTATCCGCATAGTTAATCTTTGATGGAGTCCCATTACTAAATCCAGTACTATAATAGCTGTCTCTCGAGATAGTATCAACATCTCTATTCAAAGGTCTTCCATCAACATTGAGAGTTCTATCCCAGTTATTTCTTGTGATACCATACTTATTCATAACTGCTTTTTCTTCTGGAGTAAATGCAGCATTTGAACGAGCTTTCATCTTTTGAAGCATACCTCTAATTAAATCACTATCAGCTTTATCTTCATCAGACATTGTATCCTCGTTCATACGGTCAAGGACTTCTTGTAATGCTTTTTCACATCCAACATAATCTTCTTCATCAAAATCAAGAGTTTCTTCAACTTTGATGCTATTAACAATTTCATTTATTGTTGCTTCAGGGTCTCTGCCTTCAAATAAACTCCAGAAAATATTTACGTCCGTAACATCCCACCATGATTTTTCAGGATAGAATTTCTCAATAACATCTTGAAAAGCAACTTCATACGATTTAATATTATTGTTGCCTTTCATTTGTAAACCATACATTGCATCCATAAGTGCGGTTTTTAAGTCACCATCATAGATTGCAGCAAAAGGTTTGCTATCTTCATATAACTTTTTAAAGGATTCATTTATTCTTTTTAGATTCATTGTTAAATCAACCCTTTCTATTTTTTAATGTACCATAGATACGAGTAGATTTACCGTCGGTATCCTTTGACTTGTAATTGTAGTTGAACGACTCAGTAATAAACTTTTTATCTTTCAATCCACCAGTAATTGTAAATGCTTTTTTACCACGAGTTAGTTGTTGATTTTCACCAATAAATCTATATTTACCACTCTTTGTACAATCTTTTGCTTCAAACATAAATGATGTTTTCTTTTCATTTCCTGAAGCAAATTTAATCATACCTTCAACAATTACATTTGAATCATTAACTGTTACTTTTTCAGTTTTATATGAGTCAACATTTGAATAAACATTCTTTAGATAACTTTCGCCTAAATCATCGAATGCTTCCTCATCAAAAACATCAAACTCAGCATCAACAAATTCGTCCTCAACAGGCTCAATACCATTTTCAATAGTATTTTGAGTTTCGTCAGTTACAGGAACGATAACTTCATTGTTTGATTCATTTTCTGATGCTTTTGGTTGTGTTGTAACAGTTACTTTTCCGTTGTCATCTGTATTAACATTAACAACACTATCATCAGTTTCAACATTTACATTGTTAACATCTTCGTTGATAGATTCCATTTTAGTTCCCATACCATCACCTTTTAAAATAATGTTGTAAAGGAACATTACAGCTCTGCTATCAGGAATTCTTGCAACCTTATCTTTGATTGATGCAAGATATCCTTTATTCTTAACTTCAGACTCAATAGAATCAAGAAATTCAATTGCACTACGTCTGTCATAAACTTGAGATAACTCGTCTTTGTGAGCAGTCATTACATTACTTAATGTACCACCTAATGCAGACATCGGTCTTTCAAGTGTTGCAACTGCTTCATCAATACCTTCAACTAGATTCTCATCTACTTTACTATCTGCAGTATCATCGGTATCTTCATTATCATTAGTTTTAGTTGCATCGTCAACAGGTGCTTCTTCCTCTTCGAATTTGCCACCAAATGTTGCGACTTGTCCAATGATATCAAAGCCATCAGTTGTATAGCAATAAGGACATTCTTCACCAACATTTGCTGATGTTTGTTCCTCATCTAATTCAATTTCTTCAGCATCTTTATAAAGTTTTGAATGACATACTTTACAATCAAGGATTACTTTTCCTACATAGGAATCTTTGATATCCTCTTCTGTTTCTGCTTCAGGGTCAATAACTGATATTTCATCTACCAAATCATCATTTTGCTCAAATGCTGCAAGTTTAGAGATACCGTCATCAGAAACTGAGAAAGTATCTTCATTTAAAGCATCAAGTGCTTTAAAAGCTTCCGTTAACTTCATAAGAACAATTCTCCTTACTCATAAATTTTATATCATTTTATCTAACATTTGTTAATACAATTTTAATCAAGTGGGTATAGCAGTTGCGTATTTTTTTGCAAGTATGCTCTTAACTCATTAAGTTCACTTTGCCCTTCTTGAAGCATTGTGTCTGCATCTTGAGCCCATAAAGCATTTGATTGCGTAAATCTGCCTCTAATCCTACCTAATGTAATCTTAGTTAATGCTTTTGATAATCGCATCAAAACATCAATCCAGAAGTCTGATGTTATTTCCTCTACATTATCATATCTTGGAATATACTCAATTGTCACACCAGAACCCTCATCTAATGTAGTATTTATATATAGGCGCTTTTCTGCGTCTTCATAATACCACGCTAAATCAGTTGATAATGTATTTCCAATTTGTTGCATTGTACTCCAAGAGGCATATCTTGATACATAGTCACTGAAATTATATATATTTCCTGCACTTGATGTTAGTTGCCATAATCCAACCATCATCGGGTCGATTATTGATTGATTAACTTCTGAAGTGCTTTGATTTGCTTGTGACTTGTAAACTCTCGCAATTGCATTTACTTTATGTTTTGACATATCAATGCATTTTGAATAAGGAACAGTGACTACTTTTGTAGAACAAATGTATCTTTGCATTTCTCTCATTGCTGAATTAACAATCTGTGTTAGTGTTTCATCACCAATTTCAAGTTCGAGAACGCCACCAGTAACACTTAATTTTATCTCATCAATATAACCACGCATATTCATTTTAGTGTCATTCTCCTTTGCGAATTATAAAATAAAAATGGTTATAGTATAACCGTATATAATCATTTATACAATTAACTATAACCATTGTAAATCTTTCCTTATTATACAAAAATATTGCGTAGCATATTTCAGCTACGCAATATTGAATTATTTAGTTATACTTATTCAGTAACAAGTTTACCTGCAACAAGTAACCAAGAATGTGTACCATCTTTGCTATCTTTTGCAGTGTTTTCTTTAATGCTTCCAGTGTATGTTGAAAGAAGTTTCATATCATACATTGTTGAGAAACCTTGGCTCATTGTGCCATCAGCAAATCCAAGAAGCTGTGTAGGAACGATTGCCATGTAAGGAGCATATACACCTGCAGAAGTCTGAAGGTCAGAACCATTAACACCGAAGAAGAATTCGTTCTCACCAATTGAAGGAGAAACAAATACTTTTAATCCATCAACGGTACCTGCAAAGTAAGGACCGTTTACTGTTGAAACAGAAGCTGCTGTCCAACCTGGTAAGTAAGGAAGGATTGTAAGAATATTTGCACCGCATACCATGTAGTTAGGAGCAAATTTCTGAGTTCTTGTGTAAATAACTTTCTTAGCTCTTGCAAGAATTTCAGTGAACTGTTCGTAGTATTGTGAACGGCTAATGTTGATGTTTGTAGCACCCTCAAATTCAACATCATAAGAATTGAATGTAAGTGTGTCATCAGCTTCAGCACCTTTGTAAAGCATGAATACGCCTTCTGTGTCGATTTCGTATGCAAGTTCACCTTGAGCCTGAGTTGCTAACTGTTCACCAATGTCATAACCATAATCGGTTTTTGCTTGGAATGCAGCAATCTGGCTGTAGTAAACAGCAATTCTACGAGCGTGTGCATGAAGTTCCATAACATCCATTGCAGCTGTAAGAGTAGGAATAGCGTTTTTGCCATCGCCAACTTGAGGAATAATAACGTTGTCA